CAATATACATTGGACAGAATGCGTTATTGGTTCCAAGAGCACGCTTAACCGGAATCAATTCCTTGCGAATTGGAATCAAGTAAGCTCGTTTGTATTTAGCTAAGATTGCTTTAATCTCAGGCAGGTAATCGCCATTCTCATCTAGTCCAGTAATCTCGTTGACCATGATTACTTTAAGTTGACCTTTGGCAAATTCAGAGCCGGTTCCAAAGCCGCTAGCTATGATGATAGAAGGCTGTTCACTCCAGTTAACTTCTGAGTTGCTATCCAAGACATTGTTGTTATTTGGTTGAGTTGTTTTCTGAATGATGTTGTAACCGAAATCGTAATCATAATCAGGAGCAATTGCCATTAAGCCGGAACCATCGGCGGCAGCTCTTAACGTCAATCCTTCGCGCTTGATTAAGCGCTGGATATAAGCATAAGCACCTTCTCCAATGTTGGCTTTATATTGCTTGATTTGGAGCTTCTTTAATCCTGGCTTGATATTGGATACTACCTCAGTAGTTGAAACATCTTCCAAGCTAGAGACGTATTTGCCGTCAGCTCCTACCTTGGCAGATCCATCAGAGTTCTTTTCATAACTGATAACCTGATGTTTAACCGTGGTAGTAGTCAGGCTCTGATTGTTTGGTCTGCCGGTAATAACATTCAAGTTAGTATCCTGAGAGTTATACAGCTTATCAAATCCAAATGGCGCCATGGCCGTTGAGATAACATCTGCAACGGTCATATCTGTTTTGAACTTGAACGATGCATCAATATTAGCGTTAACCATTCTAGATAGAACGTCTCTGCCGGTTATGGTGATTAGTGTTCCGCTGCTTGGATTGGCGCTAATGTTCCTATCGTCAATGTATCCGGTGCATTGGATTGAATCATTGATTGTGATCTGAACCTTGGCGCCAGGAACTAATAATTGCTGATACAGTAAAGTATCTTCGCCTGATATTTTGAAATTGAACTTATCGCAAGGCTGAAGGAAGCTGGAGGTTACAGAGTAGCTCTGCCAGTTCTTTATTTCCTTGTCATAGTCCAACAGCTTAAGAGTTACGGTTGCAATCTCGGATTGGCCGTTATTTAAGTTAGATACCATTTGAATCCTTAACGTTATTTCTTGTAGTATCTGATAATAGTAAATGCCTTAACCGTTGAGGCCGAAGCCAAGTCAGGATTCAATGTTACCAATTCTTGAACTGAGTTTCTAAATTGAATGCATAGCTGATTAACTGTAGTCTTTGCTTTGGTCTGATAGAAGCCTAACGGTTTTGGTTGCACTAGAGCATTCTTCTTAATCATCAACAGCGAAGCAATTAATTGATCCGGCGCTGTGCCTAAGTCTCCAATGGTATCTGATATTGTATCGGACAGTTTATTAATCCTGCCGATTACCTTATCAATCTTACCAATGACTTGTTTCTGCAATAAACCAACTTGATCAAATGCTCCGCCTATCTTATCAATAGCATCAGTAAAGCTCTTTAATCCGTCTTCTTCCAAGCCGGTTTTAATCGGAGGTTTCAGCTTAGCTATCTTAGCGTCCAGGCTAACAGCCGCAGACTTGGCAATAGATACGGTTGAATTAGCGGTGATTGAAACCGCGTCATCATCTTCCGTATCTTCAATCAAGGCGAACGTTAAGACTACTCCGCTACGGTAGTTTGGATCTAATGCGCTATGAACATTGGAAGCCTTGCAGCGTCTTAATCCAAGCTCAGGATGAATGAAGTCTCCAGTTGTTCTATCCTGGAGAGCTTCAAGCATCTTGTTTTTAGTATCTGGATAAAGATTACTCCAAGTCTCCATTGGACCTTTAGCAATTGAATTGCAGAACGGCGCCTTGACGTTATAAGACAATGCGCCCATTCCGGTATTCTCTAGCTTGGCTCCGTCTCTATCCATTCGTTTATGTTGAATGACATCATGAGCAAAGTTAACATCCAATGATTCCACTGGAAAGCTAATACCTCTGAACGAACATTCCAATAACTGAGATAAGATATCTCTAGATGGTAATGGAGTTGGTTTTTTCTTTGGAGCTGTTGGCATGTTAATCCTTTATTTATTACTTAGAGGAGTGTTCTTATTCATCTCAACTATTTTATCTAACAAGCCTTCAAGACCATCGGCCGCTTTGCCTGCATTGGTTGAGAGTCTATCAAGGCTCTCCTGAGCTTTTGCTTTGCTTTCGCTGGCAGCTCTTTCTTCATCTGCTTTAGCTTGCTGTTGTTGAACGTAGATTTGTTGGCCAGGTGATAAGTTGCCGTCAAGGTTCTTAATGTCTTTGATATCGTGATGCTCAGCAAAGTTAGAAGCTGTGCTTTCGGATATCATCTTGTTATAACCTTCACGATCTTTGAACTGCATTAATTGAGCAATTGGATTTGATACGCCAAGACCATTTGCATAATCTTCTTTACCAATCCTCTCTAGATCATTTTGCATTTCAGCTTGTGAAACAACTCCTCTAGCTGCCGTTGGATGATACCTGCTATTAAGAGTATCTCTATCGTCTTGCAGGCTGGATAATTCTCCAAAGTCTGCGGCGCTAGGAACACCTTTATCTAAGATACCTTGCTGCTTATCTCTGAGTTCTTTATCCTTTGCCGAATACTCGCCTTCTAATTCCTTGCCTGATTTAGTGCTGGTATGAGGTAACATATCGGCCAACCTTGAAACTACAGGAGCCAGTTTAAGCAAAGCAGGAATCAATGATTCGGCGACAGAGCTTTTTAATTTCTCCCATGCCGCATTTAATTGTGCAGATGCATTAACCTGAGTTGCGGCGGCGTCTTTTTGAACTTCCGACCAACTAGAAGCAACGTTGATTGTTTTCTCGAATTCTTCTCGTAAAGCCTTCTGGCCGGCAGCCAATGAATCAGATTCACTTCCGCCACCTTTCTTAGACTTCTGAAATGCTTCTTCAAAAATAGATATTAATGGAGAGATAGCTCTAATACCTCGCTCGCCGAATATATCTTGCAATCCAACCTTCTTCTTAGCCATATCGCCTTTTCCTACGCCGGAAATGGTATCAACTAAAACGTCTTGAATATTGCGAGTAGTTCCATCTTTATTGAATACCTTGACACCTTTCTTAGTTAATTCAGGAGACTTAGCAATTAATTGAGTAAACATGTGTTCTACAGCGGTAGCAGCTTCTTCAGGAGAACCGTTAGCGCGTCTGGAGATTTGAGTTAATCCGCCAAGCGTCGCAACAGCTAGAGCACCTTTGCCAATATTAAATCTAGAAGCAGCAGAAGCAATTTTTGCATATTGACTAGCTGCATCTTTAAGCTCGAATGCACCTTCCTTACCTTGGAATGAAAGCTTAGCAAAAGCTTCCTGCATTTCTTTAACTGACTTGATATCAAACTTCTCGAATAAATCAGCGGCAGCGGTAGCAATCTCTTCAACCTTAGAACCAGTTGCGCTAGCAGTAGTTGCAAAGGTTGATTGCATTGATTGAGCAATATCTAAGCGTCCAGTTCTTGCAACGAATGCTTGCGCTCCTGCTCCAACTTCTTCGCTAGTAATACCTGGAGTAGCAATAGCAGTAGCTTCAAAGCTTTTTCGTAAAGCAATTGGATCAACTGATTTTTGGCCGTAGCCTCTGCCGTTAACAGAGACGCGGTTAGCCAGTTCTTCCAGCTTCATTGCCTCGCGAGCGGCAGCGCCAACAACAGCAGCTCCGGCCAGGAGCGCGCCGCCAGCGACAGAGGCAACGCTAGATGCAAACTTATCGTCTGATCTCTGTCCTGCCTTCTGCTCTGCTTTGGCTTTTCGCGCTGATAGCTTTTCAGCCGCTACAGCCTGGCGCTCTGCTGCTTTCGCCTGGCGCTCTGAGTTCCTGAGAACGTGCTCTGTTGCTCTATCCGACGCTTTGACGGCAGCGTTAGCGGCTCTTTCGGCAGCTTTCGCGGAAACCTCTGCCGCTTTCGTTGCAGCCTTAGAAGGTGCCTCTGCGGCGGCTTTCATCTTATCCGCTGCTACCTGAGCGGCTTTAGCTGCCTTGGCAGAAGCATCTTCTGCGGCAGCTTTATATCTATTGGCAGCTCTGGTAATTGAATCTAAAGCCTGAACTACATCTTTCTCTCCAGATGCTTTGAAATTAAATACTACTGGACCGGCCATATTAAATCCTTCTATACATCGAAGCCATAGCGCCTTAGATAATCTTCAATCTCTGCCTCTGCCATTTTTGCAGCAACATCAATCTTACTGAATCCTTTATCCACAACGCAGCTGGCGTAACTCATATTCATTTGCAAACTAGCTTCAAATTCGTTCAGGTTCTTAGTAACCTTGCCGATTGTGCTTTTCTCTAGATTACCAGTTCGATTAATATAAGTATGGTTTGCACGCTCGAATGCAGCAGCATCTTCAACGGCATGTCTCATCTTACGATCAATGTTCTTAAGCTCCTGAGTAGTTGCATCTACAATCTCGTAAAGCTGGCTTAAATCTAACTTCATACTTCCTTAGATAATTCATGGTAAAGAATACCAATCCTGATAGCAATCTCTGCCACTTGATCGCGGCTTAGATTCTGGAGGAATATATTAGGCGCATCGGTTGAACCATGCGCGGCGCAAAGCTCAGAAAATGCTTTCAATGTTTCCGTATCAAATCCACAATCAATCTGACTAATGACTCTAGTCATTTCATTATAGTTATTTAGTAGAATGGCTACTTCTTCTCTGCCTAACTTCTCCAGCATGTATCCAGGACCAGGAAAACAAACCATGTCTGAATTCATCTTAAGGCATACCTTGTGGAGAATATGAACCGTCTTAATATTGCCAAATGAATCCTCATCACTTGAAGAGGTTCCAAGCTTGGCAGCGTAGGCGTGAGCCTCTGTAATTGATTTCTCTTGCTCTAAGAGAGTTGCAGCTCTCATTCTAATCTTGCCTAATGGTTTCTTGTTATGACCAAGAACATCAGGAACATCGAATTCAAATGTCTTGCGCTTGCGATTGTTAATAGCAATCTCAAGCTCACTTAGTTCTTCATTGTTTGTTTCGTCTGGTTTCATTTGTTGCCTTCAATGCCTCGGCGGCAGTATCTTTGTTTGCATTAATAAAGCTCTCTTCGTCGCTGCTCTCTTTGAATACATCGTCTAGATAGATTCTCCTGGCAGCCAGATAGGCCATCCAATGGCCATCCAACAATTCCTTCTTAGGAATATTGAAATATTGCTCAGGATGATCGTGAATGATTGTCTTGTTTGGAGCTAAGGTAAAGCTAACGCTTCCACCTAGTGCTCTACAGGTAATATAATTTGAAGGATGCTTTGCGCCTGATTCGAGCTTGGCCATCCAGGCTTTATAGTCGCATGTAATAATCATCGGATTAATCCGTCCAAGAATCTCGAATACCTCATCATTCAATTGCTTGAATTCAGAAGCTCTCAATAGATTCATGATGCTTAATCCAGATGAGAACGCTTTCTTTCCGCTGCTAAGCAGGAGGCATTTACTAATTATATCTGCCTCATATTCAGTATTCTTCGATTCGATATCTGCAATCTCAGCGGAGGATATTGCTTGAAGATATAGCCTCGATTCTCCAATCCTAAACTTCAACGGCTGCTTAGGCCGAGGAGTTGTTAATAACAATCTGAATAGCTTGTCATCTGGTATGGCTGGAGGTTGTATTTTCATAGCTTAGAATAAAAAAAGGTGGCAACCATAAGGTGACTTAACCAGACATTAAGTCACCTTCGATCGCCACCAAAGGTAAGTTTTAATTTATAGAGCTGCTATAAAGTGTATGTTATTTATCGAAGATTGCATCTTCTCAGATGAATCAATTGATGTTGGTTGTCTGGACCAGAATCAATTATCAGTCGAATGAACTTTCTCCACCTTGGAAAGTAAAGCCTTGCTTGGCTTCGCTATCAACGCCTTTATCTACATCCGTAGAAAGAATGAATCCTTTAACGGTTAGAGTAGAGGAAGCTAAGAATATAGTTAATTGGACTTCTTCAACGTTGTTAATATGAGGAACAACATCAGCTTCAAATCCATCTTGAGGAATGTTGTTTGATACCGATATCTCTGTCATAACGGCGCCTTTGGATACTCCAGAGAAACCTTTGGCAAGAGACTTAGCAATCTGATGGTTACCATTAATTTTAATGGAAACGCTCATTGCCTCGGATAACAGATTGTCGTTTAAGTAGACGGCTGCCGTAGTGTATAGTTGGTTATTGGCCATTGTTTATCCTAATTGAGATTGATGTAAGTGTTTAAGTAATGATAAGCAATAATGCTTAATTGATTATGCGCATGAAAAAGCCGGCGAACCTCTTTCGAGGTTTCCGGCTCTTATTGCTTACGTTGCTTAGTTAGCGGTTAGGCTACTTGGTCAACTCTAATCGCGGCTTGATCCCACGAGTCAACAGGCTGTAGAGGAACAACGGCGCTCATTCTATTGGTTGGAGAAGTTTCTCTCTGAACAATAGTATTTTGAATTGTATCTACAAGATTCTGAATCAATCCTTTATCCGAGTATTCTCGAAGCAAGCGGTTGATTATTGATTTAAGAACTCTAGGAGTTGCGACCGTTGGCGCTGGCTCTGGTTGTCCTTTAATTGGATCGTCTCCAATTACTTTACCATCCATTGCAGCAACAACTTGAATCTGAAGATCATCAGCGAAGAAATCTTCTATCGTTACCTTGTTAGCTTCTCTGATTCTGTAATCAACTACAGAGCCGTTTTTGAAGCGAGTAGTTACACGCTTGAAAAGGAAGCTAGTTCCGGCAGCTCCTACGCCAATAGGAGAAAGACCAGCGTTCAGAGCTGAGAAGACTTGTGAACGCGTAGGAGCGTTTCCGGCCAGAGGTGCTCTCAACAGCCAGGAGCCTGACGTGGAAGGCGTTTGACCGAAGAAGGCAAAGTTGCTGCGCGGTATCGCCTGAGCTTCAAACAATGACACTACAGCGGCTTGGTTTGATGCGAGACCGCCAGGAGATTGATCGGCCGTAGTGAGCCAAACGATTTCAGCGCGTTCTGTATTCAAGCCAGTAGAGATAGTAATAGCGTTAGCTAAGGTATCAACTGAACCTGCAAACAATCTCATTCTGCGACCACTAACAGGTAAAGCCTCTGAAGCAATTTGAGTTGCCCAGGCGCCTAAGTTAGTAGCATCTTCTGCCGCGCTAACGCAGTAATAGAAGCGTCTACCAAGGATGGTAGCTAAAGCAGTTGTATTGACGTCAGTTACAGATCCGCCGGTGCAAGCAGTAGAAGCAACTGGAGTGACAGTAGTTCCTGAACTCGTAGGAGATATTTGCGCAAAGTATCTAATGAAGTTGGCTCTTAAGCCTTTATTCTTGCTAGTGAGAGTAATTACTCCGGCAGAGTTACCGGCAGTTACTGGCCAAGAGCTTTTGCTATTGATATTGATTACTGCGGCAGTTGCAACAACGGTTGGAGTATCGCCCGTTACGATACCTGTATCGACGAATTCATCGCCTACAAAGATACGTAATGTAGCTGAACCTGTAGCAGTAGTAGCAACAGTGATAGTTCCGGTAGAAGCTACGGCAGAACCACCTTCAGAGACAGCAACGCAATAAAGCGGAGTAGTCTTGTTAACTGCCATGAAGCGCTTAACCATTCGAGCCATTTCAGAACCATCGCCAAACAAGGTGATAGCATCTGCAACAGATGTCATAGCAACAGCGGTATCAGGACCGTAAATAACTGTATCGGCAGTAGCGGATCCAGTGGAGAGCTTATTGGCCAGAATTACGGCTGAATAAGTAGTTCCGCCAGAACTTGCAGGACCGGCAGCAAAGTTAGTTTGGATATAAACGCCAGGCACTGGATCATTAGATGCAAGTCCTATAAGAGAAATTGGTGAACTCATTATTGATTCCTTAATTTAAGTTAAGTTGAAATTGTATTGCGGCGATTATTTAGAGTCAACAAACTTAACGCCACATAAAACAGCGCTTGCTTGATCGACAACTTCTAAATCACCTAGCTTGACGGCTTGGATATATTCAGCTCTGCAAGGAACCGAAGCACTTGGTAACATTACGAAACCACCTTGAGGCACGCCTTTTTCGTCTACTTCTCCTACGGTTGGATCATATGACCAACCAACAAAGCGCCTAACGCCAGCCTCGAAGGCTTCAAAGTTAGGTTGCAGTTTGCCTTCAACTGCTTTGACATTTAGCATTTTAATTTTCATTGTTTGTCCGGTGTTTAATGTTTATGGAAGCATAGGAGGATTCCAATATGAATTTCCAGGCGATATATTTTCAATCAGCGCTAGATCAATTGGAATAACTACATCTAGAGGAAACATCCTGCTATCTGGATCTTGAATACTAACATCAACTCTCCAGAGGTTTAATATAGGATGCTTATTGCTAAACGTGTGATGGTCGGTTTCATTCTTTGGATAACCAAATGCAGAATCAATTGCCAAAACAAAATCATCTGCATCTTGCTGAGTTAATCCATCTGCACTATCGAAGGTTACATAAAGCATAGATTAAATTCCGTATTTCGTATGAATGTAAGTTGTCCAGTTGGCTACCGTGGCGGTATTCCATTTGAAATTGCTTACTACGATTTCAGCAACCGATCCAAACATTGGTCTGGTTAAAGCATTATCAAGCGAGCCAACGAAGCAATCTGGAGTTGACGGCGTTAATATCTGCGCGGTATTACTTAATATTGCAGTATCGATTCCATTAACATACAGCTTGCTAATATCGCCAGCATGAGTCAGCGATCCAGTTTGAATCCAATGTTCTGCACTTGTAGTAGCAGCGCCATCAGTGCAGAAGCCTACGCCGTGTTTTGTATAAGAGCGCGTTCCTAAACCGTCGGCGTTAACCTGAGCTGATACTCTAGAACCTAAAATGAATGAGGTTCTAGCTACGCTGATTTCGTCGAATTGATGAACTACAGCAATCGTAAAGTCTTGCAATGAAGTAGTTCCAATAAGATTGGAGTTAATCTTTAGATAATCGTTTGCGTCGAAATAAATTGCAGGCTTTCCATTCATCCAAGATGAAATATAAGTTGGTTGCGATGTTATTGCGCCGGATTGAGTTGCATTGTTTGCATGGCCAGATTGATCCGCCCAGGCGCTAACATGCAATCCATTTGTTGTAACTCCAACGTCAGCAGCTAACCAAAGCTGAGTAGATATTGATGCAGGAGTCCAGGTAGCGTTATTAACATCAATCGATGATTGAATGAATGTCTGTCCGCCTAGCTGTTGAGTTATATCCATACCGGAGAGCGTTGATAGCATGTTGGTATTGAATTCTTCTTTAACGCTTGCTTCAATCGTCAAAAGCAATGTTGGAAAGAACATCTGATCATTCTTAATCGAAGGCAGGTTTCCAAATTGGCTTTTACTTAATTGAATCTTTTCCAATCCGCCAAAACTAGCAGACCAAACTTCTTCGCTGCTATTGTAGGCAGGATCGTAACCTTGCTCAATTGAGCGCCTGATTACCGCGTCGGCTGCATATAAGATAGGATAGAGGAGTTCTTTTTGACTGGAGGTTAAAGGTGGCAGCACAAACAATAGATTCCAAGTTTTCTTGGAGTGATACCAAGAGAAACTTTTTTTCTCTGTAATGCTTTCCTTCTCCCATACCGCAAGCAAAGGAAATTGAATTTGCTGAGTTAATAGGTCTTCAATTGGATCATAAGGCAGAGCCGTCTTTACTATTCCGGCGAGGCTTGGCAATCCGGCAGCTACACAAGCCGCATCGAATCTAGCTCCAATATGCGTTGTAAGCATTTGAGTTAGATAATCTAGCGCGTAGTAAAGCGGAGGATTCGCATCCTTCAGAAGTGAGTTAGATAAGCTGGAGGTTAAAGGATAAACCGTGTTGCCAAACTTAAATTGTCCGTAATCAGCCATGAGTTATCCTTTGTTAAACTGGAACCTGAGCGGTTTTCCTGATGACTAATGTATATCCAAAATTCTTACTGAAATCGGCATCAATTAAACTAAACCAATCACCGCTGATTGCAGTCATTCCAGGACCTTGCATGTTAAAGAACACTTCGGCAGGATGCGCTTGGATTGCTATCTCAACGTCGCTAGGCAATGTTCCATAAGTAATGCCTCCGCTTACATATTGAGGAGTAAGCGGACCAATTCGATAATCATCCTGAGAGTATAATCCTCCAGAAGCGATTATTTCATGGCTGCTTATTGACTTGACTTTAGGTCTGTTATTGCCGGCAGTGTTTTGATTAACCGTGACTGGATAATCAGTAACCGTTTTAGTTCCTAAGCCTGGTCTAGTTCCGCTCCAGGATACAATCCTTAACGAAATGTCGAATTGCCTAAGACCTAGTTTATTAGGAATGCCTCTAGCTACCTTATCGAAAACAGGAAGCAATTTATCACGTAGCTTTGTCATTGCTTAACCTCTCACATAAAACCGGTAGGAAAGCCTGAATTACCATTAAATGATTTCCAAGCATCGCCGCTATAGCCTTGTCCGCCGAATATCCTATTAGCAATAGGAACGCCGAAAATGATTGATAGCTGATTGCAGAACTTATTAGCCTGGCCATTCAATGACTTGACTACAGAGCTACCGCTTGAATCTTGATACCATTCAATTTCTTCGGCTCTCTTTAATCCGGCAGTTGACAGAGCATCAACCAAGTTAGTCTCAATTAACGCCATGCTTGCTAATATCGCCTGGACATCTGCAACAGCATCAACGTTAGTTCCAACTAACGGAATAGCTGATTCCAATCTTGGATTGGCTTGCAGGTATACTTGAGGATATCCAAGGTATTTTCTGATTTTATATGTTTCAGCAGAAGTAAAAGCCATTAGATATCTCCATTCTTATTAAGCTCAAGGACTAGGACTCGAACCTAGATTTGATGTTTTCACATTCGGCACATTAACAGTGTGCTGCAATTCCATTATGCGATC